AGCGGAGCGGCGAACACCACCCACTACAACTACCTCGCCAATCTTACACATGATGTCGTGGCACTCAACGCTGTTAAGCTTACGCCCTGCTGCGCCTTTAAACTTAGCTACAACAAAGTTGAATAGGTCGTTCAGCGGGTCAGGTCCAGAGGCACGGCCACCAAATGTCTTGAGGCGTTCGCCTGCTGCACGAATCTTGGACAAGTCCCACTTGGGTACGTCCCCTGTGTATAGGCCACTGACCACTTTGCGTAGTGCCTTAGCCCAGCCTTCCTTGCTGTCCTGCACCACGATAAGGTCGTCTGTGTCCTTGATGTCTTGAGGTACTTCGGGTAGCTTACTGATGGACTGGCGTTCAACAGAGAAGCCTACACCTGTACCACAGAGCAAGATAAACATTGCTTCGTCAAAGGCACGGGGGTGGTCAACAGGCAGGTAACTGCAGTTGTATACACATGTGTTGTCACGCTCAGCAGCGGGACCTGCAGTCATCAAGGCTCGCATAGAAGGCATGACCTCTAGGTTAAGGATGGCATCCTCAAGCTCGTTAAGTGTCTTGCCATCTAGGTCTGATGGGCGTACGATGTTGTCGATGAAACGGCCTACGGTTTCACCCCAGGTTTCCCTGCGCCCCTCGTCATCTAGCCAACGGGCATATCGTGATGTTGCAATGAACGTCTGGTAGTCCGATGGTAAGTAATTAGTCAATGTATTTTGGTTCGTCATTTGTGCGAAGCTCCTCTCCTGTTAGCTCTTTCCAGCTGTATTTAAAATCATATCGTGCAGCCTCTTGGCTTATTAAGTCTGCAATGTATCTCGTCTCTGCTTGTGATGTCTTGTCCAGCCTCTGATTAACGACACGAGAGAAGGCGTATAGTGAACCAGACCAGTACCATTCTGTGTACATGTTCTGTGGTAGTACCATACGTGCCATCTCTGGGGCGATACCTACACTTAGCATACGTTCATACTCTGCAATGGCGGAGCGTGTGTATGAGCCAATGTGGTACTGTATAGTCTCATCTGAGCTACCCTGCTTTACGTTGTCTGCCTTAATCCGCCACGCCTTTGGTGTGAAGAACTTAGGTGTAGCGTCCACATAGCGGCGGCTGACTTCATTCCAAGCCAAGCCCACTTGGTGTTTCACTAGCTGTCGTGCGACAAAGAGGGGAGCTTCAATACGAAACTGTAAGAAGCAGTGTGAGAACGGCGACCAGTGATTGTGTTTAGCTAGGTACTTGATAAGACGTTGGTCTTCTGGGGACAAGTCCTCGTGGTTTCCGTTCTGTACTCGTTGTGATTCCTTGTTAAAAGAAACACGGGCAGCGTTGACAACTGTCAGGTCGCTACCCATATGGTCAATTAGTTTTACTTGCATAGTCGAAGACTCCAATTATACTACATAGTTTCCAGTGAAGCAATGAGCTTATTCAAATACCATTGCGCTTTTTTCAAATCTTCCACAGGCTTACCCTTATAGTTGTAACGCCACATGTATTTCATTGCGTTACCCTTGCAGTAACCTTGAAACTCCTCGTCAGACATGCTTGCCTCAATGGCGTCAATTGCTTCAACGCCCTTGCTGTTGTAGTGTGACGGGCTGTTTACTGGGTCGTCTGGCACCTGTGTATAACCAAACTTAGTGTCCAAGGATTGCGTTAATTCTTTTCCTGACATATTCTATCTCTCCTGTTTGCAAAACTTTGTATGCAAAGTCTCTCATGTAATCGGCATCTACTCCTGCATTGGTACACACTTCCTCAAAGTCCTGTGCTGTTGTACCCACTAAGGCGAAGAACCAAGCCGATGCTCTGTCCCTGTCTATTCTTGCAGTGGCTGGCTCACCTTCGTAAGCTGGCTTGGCTGCATCGAGTAACGCTTGAAGAATAACACACAAGAACAATGTACGTTCTGGTGAGGATTCGTCTGGGCGAAACTCGTCCAAGTGAATGGTTATCTTACTACCTTGCATCCTGTTTGTCAAGCCACGATTGCGGAATGCCCTCTTTTAATTTGCAATACATGTAACCGTGCTTGTCACACCAATCTGCATAGGTCATCTTGCCGCCCTTGTATAGCTTGCGAGTGGGGTTATCGAAGACAAATCGAATATCAAGGTCGGGGTGCTGTGCCTTAATGAACAGGTGTTTCTTTCTGTCCTCAATCATAAAGCGTCCCTTCACCTCAAGGATAACTCCGTTGGGCAAGAAGAAGTCTGGGATGTAGTTCTTATCCTCACGCCATTCATAGGCCAGCTTCTCTTGCTCATAGACAAACTTAATCTTCTGCTTGTGCAGCTGTTGTGCAGCCTCGTACTCAGAGTTTGATTTGTATTCGTGGTCGTACTTTTTTCTTTTGAATCTCATTACACCTGTACTTCCTCAACGTCTGGGGTCTTTGCCACAGTTGCAAGGTAACGTACTCCGTTAGAATATTTGAATGCTCTCAGACCCTGGCCACCATTGGCGTCAGCCCAGCATTTCTTTTTGAATGAGCAGAAGACACAGCCGACTGCAAGCTTACGATTGCCTGACTTGCCATCTGCTATGGTGTCGTAACAACGAGAAGGTGCTGCGTCCTTGGTCACCATGTCCTTCAGATAATTTACTCGTGAAGGTGCATCAATCATTTCCATGTCGTGTACTGGTAAGATGCAAAGCTCACTGCTGTTCTTGTCGATTGCAAAGAAAGCTGCTTCCTTACGATTGTTCTTCGTTGCATAGGCACTAATCTGTGCAATGTAACCGAAGGGGTCGTCGTCTGTAAGCCGTGCCTCTTTAAACTTCTTGAATGCGAATGAAGACGCAGACTTAATATCCACAAGCACATCGTCAATCACGCAGTCTTGGTGGCCTAGTACGCCTTCTACCATTACCTCGTCCTGTGCTTCTGTTACTGTGTGGCCTGCTGCCTTAGTCAAACAAATCAGGAGAGCCTCAAGGACATGTCCCATAAGGAACTTAATCTTAGTCTGCCCATTGATAGACTCTCCTTCTTCGCCCTGTACTCCGTACCAAATCTGACGGTCTGGCTTACCGATTGAAGACAAGCGTAGGTGTGATGCACCTTTACGCTGACCCTCACGGAGTATAGTTTCGACTGCCTCTCGCACAAGGCCACCGACTTCTTCTAATGCCTCAGCAACATGAGGCTGTGTGACATCGACACCCTGTTCAAGCGTCTCGTAGATGTCTGGAATCAGTGTGTCTAATGTCTTTGTCATGTGTTACTCCTTTAGGTTTCCTTATAGGTTGGTGAACGCAGCAGGATTTGAACCTGCGACCTACAGCTTAGAAGGCTGTTGCTCTATCCAGCTGAGCTATGCGTCCTACTTTTTCTTTGCTGCCTTACGAATACGCTGTACCTTGTGGGCAATGTATTCTTCTTCGTCTGCAAAGAAGTTATGCAAACCTTTGAAGAGGCGTAGCTGTGCAGCCTTGAGGAATCGTCCTCGTGGCATAGCCCAGCCAACTACAAGCCCTGCAAGCCCAGCATATACGACAACTAATAGTGGTGCAATTTCCATAATAATCTCCTGATAAAGGTGATGGCGTCCCCGTCCCGTATCCATCTTCAGCTGCCAAATATCTGAGTGCAGCCCCCGTGCTTATTCCTTTTACTTAGAAAGGAACCTCGTCGCTTGCCATGTCCTGAATAGGAGCGGCAGCAGTTTCGATTACGTCAAAGTCTTCAGCGTTACCACCAGCATATGGAACAAGGCTAACTACTTGAACCTTCTTGAGTAGTGGGGATACACCAGACTTGCCGTTCATCTCCCAAGGAAATGGTGTATACATTACATTACATACACTGCCGTTGCCTACAAGCTGGTCGAATGGTTGCTTCTGTGCATCCATAACTTCAGGTGCTTCGTTCTCTGAGCCATCACGGCGGGTTGTTTTCTGGCGAATGTGTACAAAATCACCACGCTCGTCGCCTTTGTTCTTGATAGGAAGTCCATCTGCTTCAATGGCCTTGCGGTTGTTGTCATCCACAATCAAGTCCAAACCCCACTCTGGTTCGTATGTTGTGTTTGGTTGTTGAATAGATGCCCAATAAACTTTACCTGATAATACTGTCATATTTTTAATCTCCGTTTTGGATTCCGTTTGGCTTCCGTTTCGCTAAGCATTAGTGCCGTTGCGATGATTGTATAATGCCACACCCTGAATAGAATGTCAACACTTTATTTTCGTTAGTGTGTATCTTTCCAGTTAATTCCTGTCTTATACTCACAATCTAGGGGACAATTAACCTTGAGGGATTCCTCTGTAAGCTTCATTGCCTCCTTAGTAATAACACCGAAGGCTTCTTCCAGTCCCTTACGTACCTCGAATTGATATTCGTCATGTACACTTGCAACAAGGTTGAAGTCCAGCTTTGCTTTAGTGGCTAGGATAATAATAAACTTAAGCCATTCCTTACATACGATTGCACCAGCACCTTGCAATAGCAGGTTGAGTGCAGCATGTTTGTTTCGTATGGTAAGGACACGACCATCCAAGCCAATGAGATAACCTCTGCCAGACAACTTGTCTACCTTGGAGCGTAGTGCTTTCAGGGCTGGCATGTTGTTTAAGAAGTTATCAATCAGACGCTGACCATCCTTGGCTGTGCCATTGACGACCTGTCCAATCTTACCAGCACCAGCACCGTACAAGAAGGCATAGATAAATGTCTTTGCGTTGTCCCTTGTAGGCAGTCCTGCTGCTGTTTGGTTAGCGGTATGAACGTCACCCTCTACAACTTCCTTAGTGTAGGCTTCGTCGTTCATGTAGTGTGCTAACATTCGTAGCTCAAGTCCTGATGCGTCAGTACCTAGTAGTGTATAGTCGTCACTAGATACTTTCCACAATGCCCTGCACTCCTTACCATAGGGTGAGTAGACAGCAGGAACCTGTGCCATGTTAGGTGACGAGTGAGACATACGACCAGTGATTGTACCCAGCGTCATAACCCTGCCGTGTACCTTGTCGTTCTCGTCTGCTACATCAATCCAAGATTTAATCTGGGACACACGCTTCTCAAGTGTGAGGTATGTAGCAATCAACTGAGCTTGAGGGATGTCGATTTTCTCAAGAATCTCTTCTCCGACAATCGGCTGTCCCTTCTCAGTAAACTTCTTAGGCTTCCAACCCAAGCTGATAAGGCGTTGTGCAATCTGTTGGCGTGAGCCTGGGTTGAACACAGTAACCTTATCCTTTAATCTTTTACCTGTCTTCTCAGATACTCTAATCTCTGTAATAGGTTTAAAGACTTCGTGAAGTTCTTCTCTAAGTTTGTGAGACTCGTCTGATAGTTTTGCTACAAGTAACATAGCTTCTTTCACGTCAAGTGTGAAGCCGTTCTGTTCTTGCTTGTCAACCACTGCACGAATCTGATGCTCAAGCTTAATGCTACGAGCAGAGAAGCCCTTGAGTGTAGGGACAAGAGCCTTATACACCTTAGCTGTTAGGTCTACATCCCTGATGCAATACTTAAGCATCTCGTCTGTGTAACCTGAGAAGTCGTGGAAGTCTATCTTCCCGAAGCCAAGTGCCTTACCCCAAGCGTCAAGTGAATGACCACCGTCTCGCACTGGGCTGGCAAGCTGCGACATGATTAGTGTGTCACGTATCTTAGCCAGTGGTATCTCCACACCAAGCAATCTCTTGAGGACAGGAGCATCAAAGGACACCCCGTTGTGCATGATAACAATGTCTGCACTCTCAATAAGATTCTTGGCGTGGTGAACGTGGTCTGGTTTGTAAGTGTAGATGCGGTCTTCGTCGATGTCCTTAGCTACAATACAATAAATAGTAGTAGCATCTAGGCTGTCTGTTTCAATGTCTACTACTAATCTTTTCATACTTCAATTAACTCCGCTTCTTGATAAGGTACGTGGAAGAACTGTTCACCCTGTAGGATGCGTCCACCTTGTGCTTCTTTAACTACTGACTTGGATACTGTGTCACCACTGATACGCCATGCTGCCTTCATGTCAGGTCGTATGATGTAGAAGTGTAAGACACCCTTGTCTGCTACTGCATTAATAAGTTTATGTTTACGGTAAGGTATTCGTATCTCTTTCCAATTAGGATTCCAATCACCTTTCCATCCATACTTTATCTCCGCCTCGTTGAAGAACTTA